AATTAAAACGGATATAGTAAACAACACGTTAACTAATCCATATTTAGATCTTGTAGAAACATATTTGAAGCCTATGCTAATCCATTGGGCAATGGTTGAGTTTTTACCTTTTCAAGCGTATACAATTGCAAACAAAGGAATCTTTAAACACTCAAGCGAAAACGCTTCTAATGTAGATAAAAATGAAGTGGATTTTTTAATAGAAAAACAACGTTATTTAGCGCAAAACTACACCGAGCGTTTTATACAATATATGGCTTTTTCAGGTAATACATTCCCCGAATATTATACCAATAGTAACTCGGACATTTACCCGAACTCGGATTCAAATTATATGGGATGGGTAATATAAAGAAACCTTATACGCCAAAAAAGGCGAACATAATTAAGTTAAAAACATTACTTAAAAAATTAGAAAATGGCAAGAGATAGAGACGAAAATTATTGGGGACAAGCCGCCGTAATGAACGATGTTTTTTGGGGACAAGGCGCAGCACAAAACGAATCCGATTGGGGAATAAGCCAATTTAGAAGCCCTGCGGGAGTAACTAATATAAGCGGTAAAATACGATGATAAAAATAAGCGAACTAACCCCAAAGGGTACAAATTTACAAAATAGCGATTTACTCGAAGTTTCGCAAGTTACTGCGGATGGCTACGAATCTAAGTCCATAACGGGAGCGGAAATTATAACCGCAGCCCAAAGTGGATTGCAACCAACACTTGTAAGTGGTACTAACATCAAGACAATTAATTCTACGTCGTTGCTTGGTTCGGGAAATATAAACGTACAAGGAAATCCACGAACGCTTGAAAGTGTTAACGGCTTAAACCTAACTGGAACGGCTATTCAAATTAGCGCATCCGTTTTGATTCCCGCGGGAACTTTGGTCGCGAATAATACAATTTATATTAAAAATTTACTAACGAAAACCGCAGGGACTACTTCTTCAAATGGTAGAATTTACATAAACACTTCAAATAGTTTAACGGGTGCAACAGTAATCGCAACAGCTTCGGGGATGTCGGGTACAAATTACCACCAACGATTAGAACGAAACTTTTATTTTGACGGAACTAATTTATTTTGTTATTCTCCAAGTAATGGAGTAAGTTCGGATTTAGTACAAGGTCCAATATTTCTTTATTCGTTTAATCCTGCGGTTAATCACTATTTAATTTTTGCCATTCAAAACGGAACAACGACACCCGACAACCAAGGACACAAACGCGTAATTGTACAAATATATGATTAATCTAACAACCATTAAAGACGGGTTCGTAATGAACGAACTTGAATATATTTTCGAAGGCAAAGCGGAAGTTTTAGACGATACTCAAGCGCACGTTCCAACCGACAAAGGAATAATTCTTTGCGATACTTCGATGAGCGTGAACGAAAACACGTACGAGAATATAAACGACTTCTTAAACGCTTTATATGCTTAACCACTTACGCGGATTATCTTTGCTTTATTACTTACTATCTTTTACGGGAGTAGTGTTTACACTATTTGAAGCACCCTATATTTTTTACAAACTATTTGCAGTTAGTTACGGCGCTTATTTAGCATTCGAACTATTGAACTTTTACCATAATGAAAACTAAGGCTATTTTATTTTTAATTTCGCTATTGGCTATTTTATCCCCTATTAAAGGAATGGTATTAATTACTATTTTTTTTATTTGGGTTGATTTATTTGTGGGAATATGGCGAAGTAAAAAATTAAAATTGCCGTTGCGTTCACGTGGGTTCGCTCGGACGATTTCTAAAACGTGTCTTTACGCAGGCGGGATAGTTTGCGTTTTCTTCCTTGAGAAATCAGTTCTCGAAGATTTAATAGGATTATTCGTAAGTGTGGATTTAGTGTTAACTAAGGCTTTTACATTTTATTGCGTTTTCACGGAGTTAAAAAGTATTAATGAAAGTTATTACGACGTAACGAAAAAAGACGTTTTAAAATCGTTTAAAGAGTTTATAACCGCAAAGAAACAAGAATGGGATGAGTTCAAATAAATTAGACATTCAAAAGATACTCCAACACCGATTAAAAAAAGGACAATTCTTCGAAGAAAATTCCGAGAAAAAACAAATCTATTTGCACCACACGGCGGGAAATGGAAACGCGGAAGGAGTTGCTCGTTTTTGGAATAGCAACGATTCACAAATAGCAACGGCTTTCGTAGTTGGAGAAAACGGGACTATCGTTCAATGTTTTAGTTCAAAGCATTGGGCGTGGCACTTGGGTATTGATTCGGAAGATTTTATTCGTATGGATTCAAAATATAAGAACCTAAATAAATTATCCGTAGGGATCGAAATTTGTAATTGGGGTCCACTGAAAGAAAAAAACGGCAAGTTTTATAATTACGTGGGCGGTGTTGTTAACCCGTCTTATGTAACCACGTTGGAAAGACCTTATAAAGAATATAAGCATTGGTACAAATACACGGACGCTCAAATAGAATCAACGCGTCAACTTGTAGAATACCTTTGCGAAACGTATGACATTCCTAAAGAATACCGAAAGGAAATTTGGAGTTTAGATAAAGCAGCTTTTAACGGAGAAAAAGGAATATTTACCCACAATTCCGTAAGAAAAGACAAAGCGGATATTTACCCGTGTCCACGTATGATTAAAATGCTTCAAAGTTTATGATTAGATTATTTGCATTTATATGCGTTTTAACGCTACTTTCGTGTTCAAGTGAACGCAAAGCACAATACCACTACAAAAAAGCGCTTAAACACGGCTTAAAAATTGTTAACGATAGCGACACGATACGCATAACTACTTTGGATTCGTTTCCTGTAATTAAAAACGATACGATAATTTGGGAAAAGTTTATAACTACCAAAGACACAATCGTAAATTTTAAGAACGTTTACGTGCCTAAAACACGTTTTCAAACGAGAATAGCTTATAAAGAACGAGTTAAAACGCTAAAAATACAAGGAGAAACAAAATGGAAAACCGCAAAGGCTACTCAAGTTGTTAAATATAGGACTAATTGGTGGGTAGTTTTAGTCGCTTTTGTACTTGGTTTCCTTCTTAGATTCATCTTGAATAGTACATTTATTTCACGGGTTCGACTTTTCTTCCGATATTTCGGGCAAATTTAAATATATGAATTTAATTAAACACGGACGTAACGTCCACGAACTGCAACTTGACGGTAAGCAAGTTCACGTTGCTATGCTTAGCGATTTGCATTGGGATAATCCTAAATGTGATAGACAATTACTTGCAAAACATTTAGATTTTTGCTTGGTAAATAACATTCCTGTAATTATAAACGGGGACTTTTTTTGCCTTATGCAGGGACGTGGGGATAATCGCCGCAATAAATCGGATATTAGACAAGAACACAACAACGCGCGTTATTTAGATTCAATTGTCGAAACGGCTTCGGAATGGTTTAAACCTTACGCACACATTATAAAAGTAATTGGCTATGGTAACCACGAAACAGGAATAATAAAATATCAAGAAACGGATTTACTTCAAAGATTCGTAGATCTACTTAATTATAAATGTAGTTCTAATGTTCAAACGGGTGGTTATGGTGGTTGGATTATTATTAAGCAATTATTTCACTCGAATATAGGCGTATCGACTAAGCTTAAATATTACCACGGATCCGGTGGTGGTGGAATAGTTACCAAGGGAGCGTTAAACCTTACTAGAGCGCTCGAAATGTATGAAGATATGGACGTGTTTACAATGGGACATATTCACGAGAATTCAAGCCGTAACGACGTAAGAGAAACTATTATTCACAACTCCAAAGCTGGTTATTCAATTAAACAAAAGCAACTGCATTTAATGTTAACAGGAACTTATAAAGAAGAATACGGCGAAGGCGCTTACGGTTGGCACGTTGAACGTGGTGCGCCACCAAAACCACTTGGTGGACGCATTCTTAAAATCGAAGCGAAAGTTGTTGATAACTTAATACAAAAAAACATAGATAGTTTCAAGTTTCCGTTGTAAATTTAACCATAGCGTTTTTAATTAGGGGGTAGAAATACCCCTTTTTTATGCGCTAAAATGTTAAAAAGCAAAAAAAATTTGTTAAAAAACTTCGTAGATTGAAACCTTTATTTTATATTCGTGTATAATTAAAAAACAACGCTATGGAAAAACAAGAAATTTTAGACAAGATTTTAACTTACGAAAAGGAGTTAAGATTCATTTACGAAGAATATCGAAACGCATTCGGTAGCTTAGACGAAGCGACTCAAAGCGCCTTCAAGGAATGGAATACAATAGACGAATTAATTAACCGCTTAAACTTACAAAATGAAACGATTTAAAAATTTTTACAACCAGTTAGACAACGAAGGCAAAATAATGCTTAAGGGAATCCGTGATTTCTTCTTAATATTCGGAACGCTTTTTATTTCACTTTTATTAATCGCTTATTTTATTATCTTATGAATGTAGAAACTCATTACCCGTTAGCGTATTTTTACGCAGAAACTTTTGAAGGTGAATGCACCTTCGAATTATCAGTAGACAAAGACCAAGATTTAATC